AGGCCGCAATCGCTGAGCACCAGGAGAATTGCCGAATCCGGAGCGAGATTACGGTCGAGGCTATCTTGCGTCGTTGGTGGGAGATTGCCAACGCGGACGTCAACGAGCTGGTCGAACTCCGCCGGGAATGCTGTCGGCATTGTTACGGCTTTGGCCATCAATACCAATGGACGGAGGCGGAATACAGCCGCGCCGTCGACCAGGCTGTGGAATCCGGGAAGCCCGCCCCCGACGGCATGGGCGGCTTTGGGTTTGACGCTAACCGGCCGCCGGCCAAGGATTGCCCGGAGTGCCATGGCCAAGGCTGGGAGCGCGCCCATATCCATGACACCCGAAAGCTAAAGGGCGGAGCGCGCCGGCTTTATGCTGGCATCCAAAAGACCAAGGACGGCTTTAAGCTCCTGACCCGTGACCAGGACGCGGCGTTGACCAACCTGGCGCGCTATCTCGGGATGTTTGAGGAAAAGCCCAAGAATCCAGGCGCCGACGTGCCTATTGCGGACGCCCTCAAGGCGTTGGCTGATAAACTACCCGTGTGAGGATACCGTGCAAGAATTCCCTATTTCCCTGCCCTCCGGCCGCGTGGTGCTTGGCGTACCGCGTGACCGCATTGCGCACGCTGGCCAGCGCTTTGTCGACCGTTTGACAATGGAGCAAGTGGCCCGACCGACCCCGATTGCCCAAGCCGTAGCTTTAGCGGTCGGCAACCCTTTGGCGCCGGAAATCCGGATTTCCGCCTTGTATGTACGTCGTCCCCTCAAGTGGGTGCCTTAATGACCACGGTCGCCTTTGATGGCCGCACGATGGCCGCGGATACCTTGGCCACGGACGCTTGGGGAATGAAAGAGGTAGTGCGCGACAAGATTCTCCGCGGCCCTGATTACTTGGCGGGGACCGCTGGCCAAAATGGCGCCATCAAGGCTTGGTGGGCTCAGGTTTGCCAATTGGACCTCGAGCACGTTTTGGCCTACGGTTACCCGGACTTTGACGCCGACCGCAACGACCCGGCAATCATGCTGGTCGACGCCAACGGGCGCATTTGGCGTCACGTTACTGGCGGCTTTTTCCCGTGCTACCGGGGCTTCCATGCTGTGGGATCCGGGCGCGACTATGCGTTGGCCGCCATGGCTTTGGGCAAGACTGCGGAGGAGGCCGTGCGCCTGGCTATGACCTTTGACAATGGCACCGGGGGCGACGTGGTGCTCGAGGAATTGCCCGCATGACCATCAGCCCGGCCCACGCTCAAGACATTGCCCGTTGGTACCCGCTCACGGAGCACCCAACGCAAACCGCCCTCGTTAACGACCGGGTCCGGTTTAAGGTAGTGCCGGCCGGCCGCCGCTCCGGTAAGACTGAGCGGGCCAAGCGTTACGTCGTTCGGGAGGCCATGCGGGAGCCTGGCGCCTATTTTGTCGCGGCACCGACCCGGGATCAGGTCAAGCGGATTTACTGGAATGACCTAAAGCGCCTTGCCTTTTGCTCCGTGCTCCCCGAAAAGCCCCGGGAAACGGAGTTGATAATCCCATTCCCCAATGGGTCAACCATCAGCCTTGTCGGCCTGGACCAGCCCCAGCGCATGGAGGGGATTATCTGGACCGGGGGCGTAATTGATGAGATTGCGGACGTCCACGACCACGCTTGGCCGGAGAACATTAGCCCGGCCCTGGATACGGTCGACCCGCGGCGGCCGGACTATCGCGCATGGTGCTGGCTCATTGGTGTGCCCGACGGCCTCAATCATTACTTTGACATGGCGGAATATGCCCGCACGGCCGGCGACCCGGATTGGAAGCTCTACACGTGGAAAAGCTCGGATATCCTCCCGGCCGACGTCATTGAGGCGGCCAAGCGGCGCATGAGCCCGCGGCAATACCGCCAAGAATATGAGGCCAGTTTTGAGACCGCCAGCGGCCGGGTGTACGAGGATTACGGGCCGCACAATTACACCGCGGAGACCATCAGCCCGCATGAGCAAATCATGTGGCACCACGACTTTAACTTCACGCCCATGTCGTCCGGTGTGGGCGTCCGCCGCGGCCAAAACTTCTACATTCTGGACGAGATTGTTTTGCAATCAGCCGTGGCCAGGCAAAGCGCGCTGGAATTCGTGGAGCGCTACAAAAATCACCTAAACCGCAAAGTCATTATTTATGGGGATCCGGCCGGCCGTGCTGGCGAAAAGCACGGGCATGCCAGCGATTACACGGAAATGGAGCAAGTATTGCGGGCCAATGGCTGGGAGGTAGAGCGGCGGGTAAAGGCCGCGGCGCCGGCCATCAAGGACAGGCAAAACGCCGTTCGCGCCAAGATCCGCAACGCCGCCGGGGAAACTTCCCTATTCGTCAATCCGGAGCGCGCCAAGTACGTGCACAAAGGCCTGGCCACGGTCCAAATCAAGAAGGGGTCGACCTTTCTCGAGGAGGATAGCGAATACCAGCACATCACCACCGCCGTCGGCTATTGCGTCGACTATGAGTGGCCAATCCGTTACGATAAGCCCCAAATTAACGCAGCCCCCGTGGCGTCGACCAACCATTTCAACCGAAAGGCCTAAAGATCATGGCACGATTGACCAAAGAGGAGCGCTTAGCCCGGGTGCACGACGAGGCCTTGCGGGAATTTGACAGCATCCAGACAGCCCTCCGCGACGAGCGCTTGCAATGCCTCCAGGACCGCCGCTTTTATTCCATTGCCGGCGCCCAATGGGAGGGACCGTTGGGGCAACAATTTGAGAACAAGCCCCGCTTTGAGGTCAACAAAATCCATTTGGCGGTAATCCGGATCATTAATGAGTATCGGAATAACCGCATTACCGTCAATTTCGTGAGCAAGGCCGGCGAGGACCGGGAGGACTTGGCGGATACTTGCGCCAGCCTGTACCGCGCGGACGAGCAGGACAGCACCGCGGAGGAGGCTTACGACAACGCTTTCGAGGAGGCGGTCGGGGGCGGCTTTGGTGCCTGGCGCTTGCGCACGGTCTATGAGGACGACGAGGACGAGGACGAGGACCGCCAGCGCGTGCGCATTGAGCCAATCTTTGACGCCGACAGCTCCGTTTTCTTTGACCTCAACGCCAAGCGCCAAGACAAGGCCGACGCGCGCTCCTGCTATGTGCTCACGGCCATGACGCTGGACGCCTACAAGGAGGAATGGGGCGACGACCCGGCCTCCTGGCCCAAGCAAATCCACCAACGCGCCTTTGACTGGCTGACGCCCGACGTCGTCTATGTGGCGGAGCTTTACCGCGTGGAGGACACGACCGAAACCCTCCATTTTTACCGCGGCCTGGACGGCACGGAGCGCAAGGTGCGCGACGCTGAGCTGGAGGCCGACGAGGACTTGGAGGAGACCTTGGCGGCCACGGGCTGGCGGGAAGTGCGCCAAAAGAAAATCAAGACCCGCCAGGTCCACAAGTACATCATGAGCGGGTCCAAGGTGCTCGAGGATTGCGGCATCATTGCCGGGAAGTGCATCCCGATCATTCCGGTCTACGGGAAACGCTGGTTTGTGGATAACGTGGAGCGCTGTATGGGCCACGTACGCTTGGCTAAGGATCCCCAGCGGCTCAAGAATATGCAGCTGTCCAAGCTGGGGGAATATGCCGCCTATTCCGCAATCGAAAAGCCCATTTTTACGCCGGAGCAAATCAGCGGCCATCAGCAAATGTGGGCCGACGATAACATCAAGAATTTCCCCTATCTCCTCGTCAATCAGCTAACCGACCCAAACGGCAACCCGGCCGCCATCGGCCCGCAAAGCTACACTAAAGCCCCGGACATTCCGCCAGCAATGGCCGCCTTACTGCAGGTTACTGAGCAAGACATGCGGGACGTTTTGGGCAACCAGCAAGCCGGGGAACAGCTCCAGCCCAATATCAGCGGCAAGGCCGTGGAGTTGATCCAAAACAAGCTGGACATGCAAACCTTTATCTATGTCTCCAACATGGCCAAGGCAATCAAGCGCTCCGGCGAGGTGTGGCTATCCATCGCCAAAGACATTTTGGTCGAGGAGGGGCGCAAGATGAAAGGCGTCGGCGTGCAAGGCGAAGTGGAGCAAGTCGAACTCATGCGGCCGGTTACCGGGGAAGCCGGGGCCGTTGAGTATGAAAACGATTTGTCGGACGCCTCCTTTGACGTTGCGGTCGACGTCGGCCCCTCGAGCGCCAGCAAGAAGCAAAGCACCGTCCGCTCCCTTACGGGCATGATGGCCATTACCCAAGACCAAGAAACCCTCCAAGTGCTTGGCGCCATGGCCATGATGAATATGGAAGGGGAGGGCATTGGCGAGGTGCGCGGCTATTTCCGTAAACGCCTCATTCGCATGGGCGTCGTCAAGCCGACCGACGAGGAGGCCAAGGAGCTGACCCAAGAGGCCGCCAATATGCCGCCGGATCCTAATGCGGAATTCCTCAAGGCATCCGCCGACCAGGCCTCCGCGGAAGCCGTGAAAGCCCGCGCCGACACCGTCCTGACAATCACCAAGGCCCGGGAGTCGGAAGCCAAGACCATGGAGACTTTGGCCGGCATTGAATTGGACCAGCGCGCCCAACTCATGCAAGCCGCGGAAACCTTGGGTCAACCGTCAACAATGGGGTAGAATTTGCCCACGGCATCCGCCCGGCCGCTTCTATCGGGTGAGTTTTGAATGGGGTCAACCATGAAGAAAAAGGCAGTAACGGCAATCCTTAAAAGGCTACTGTACCGGGCCGGGCTGAGCGTCCACAAGGCGCTTTTCCGCTATCAGGTGCGGCAAGGCCTTATCCTTTGCGCGGTCGAACCGGGCGAGGATGGCGTTGAAATTGAGACCAGCCAGGACGACCAAACGGGCGAAGAAACCACCGGGACCGCCGCCGGGGACGATGAAGGCCAGGGCAACGAGGACGCCGACGAGGATGTTGTCGTAACCATCGGGGAGGGTTCGCCGCCTCCGGAGGATGAAACAGCCCAAGCGCCGGAATGGGTGCGGGAACTGCGCAAGAATCACCGGGATTTGGTCAAGCGTAACCGGGAACTGGAGGAACAGCTAAAGGCCTCAAGCGCGCCAGCCCAAAAGGCGACCGTGCTTGGTCCTAAGCCGACCCTAAAGGATCCGGATATCGACTACGATGAGGAGAAATTTTCCGCGGCCCTGGATGCCTGGCACGAGCGAAAGCGCAAAGTTGACGAGGATGAGGCCCGGACAAAATCCGAAGCCAAGGCCGCGCAAGATGCGTGGACCGCAAAGGTTACGGCTTACGGGGAGGCTAAAGCAAAGCTCAAGGTCCAAGACTTTGACGACGCGGAGGCCACCGTGCAAAGCACCCTCAGCCCGACTCAGCAAGGGGTAATCCTGCAAGGGGCGGATCGTCCGGAACTCGTGGTTTACGCGCTGGGCAAGAATCCTCAAAAGCTCAAGGAACTGAGCGCCATTACTGACCCCGTAAAGTACGCCTTTGCGGTCGCCAAACTGGAGACACAATTGAAAGTTACCAACCGCAAGGCCGCACCGCCGCCCGAAAAGGTGATCCAGGGAACTGGATCCAAAGCGGGTGCGGTAGACTCAACCCTAGAGCGCTTGCGCGCTGAGGCCGAAAAGACCGGGGACTATACCAAAGTCACCGCCTACAAACGGCAAAAGCGCCAGGCGTAAGCAATCCTCAATCCGATAGGAGATTTTCAGCAATGAATGCGATTCTCAACAAGCTGACGGCCGCCAAGGTGTACGCCCTGGCCATGGTCGTTTGGGCGGGCGAAGTGCTCCACCAAAAACTTTTCATGCTCATGCACAAGCAAGGCATGATCCTGGGCGCCAATGCCTTCAACAAGGAGGAGCGGATCGCTTTCGAGAACATTCTCGAGGGCTTCCAGGACGCCTTGGTGCTGTCCCGTGCTGCGTCGGTGTACAACACTGACAGCCTGACTATGGAACGAGCGTCCGACACCATTTGGCGCCCGCAACCCTACGTCGCCCAATCGTTCACCGGCACTGACATGACGTCGAACTTTAAGGATTACATCCAGCTGTCCGTTCCGGCATCGCTGGGCTTCTCCAAGTCCGTGCCGTGGACCCTGACCGCCAAGGAACTCCGCGACGCGCTTCAGGAGCAACGCTTGGGCGAGGCCGGTAAGCAAAAGCTGGCCAGCGATATCAATGTCGCGCTCATGAACGTGGCCGCTCAGCAAGGTACGCTGGTCGTCAAGCGCACCACCGCCGCCACAGGCTTTGACGACGTAGCCCTCATGGATGCAATCATGAACGAGCAAGGCGTCCAAGCCTTCGACCGCTTTGCGGCTTTCTCGTCCCGTGATTACAACAACATGGCCAGCAACTTGGCGGGCCGCGGCACCATGAACGGCAAGCCCGTAACCGCTTACGAAAAGGCCTATGTGGGCAACGTGTCCGGCTTTGAAACCTTCAAGCTGGACTATGCCAACCGCCTGACCGCGGCGGCCGGTGTGACTGTCACCGTCAACGGGGCAAACCAGTATTACACCCCCAAGGCGACCAGCACCGCCGGCACTGGC